GGGATAAGTGCTAGGTCTAATTTTGAATTTCGAATTTTAAACAAACAAAATCTTTACCAAAAGGGCTAACCTTTCTAGATCTTGATAAACCTACGTCCACCCGTGGTGGTTCAGTTTAACAGATGTACTGTAGAAAGGACAATTCCTAGACTGGAATTGTGACCACCCAAAAGGGTTGAATTACGAAAATAATTAATGATAAGGCATAAATACCTTTTGTTTAGGGTTGAGCTACCCTTGTCAATTTTGGCGCGCCGACAAGGTAGCCGAAAGAAAAATCGTCGGCAGCAGCCTCATAGATAAGGCAGCCACCAAAGCATGGACGAGTTCCCCCACTGCGAGTAGAAGCCGTTGAGTTTGTGCTCGGGTTGGATTGGTCGCTGTTATAGGTGTACATAACGCCATCCATTCCATTCGGATCGTGTGAACGTCGAAGGAAAATCTTTGCACGTCGAACGAGTGGTCCGTCGACAGAGCTCAAGGTTCCCTCACCAACAACAGAAATGGGAGTCTGTCCATAGTAAGGAACCTCGAATTCAAGCATGCCATTAAGATCTGGGTAGACCAAATGCTCGAATTCTGCGGATTGGCGCGTGTTGTCGAAGGTCGTGACAAGTGGTTGCGCGAGTTCGCCGTTCTCCACAATATCCCAATCGCGCACAGCAAAGATGGGTTGATTTGGCCGCATATTTTCTACGTCCACCCTATCCATGTTATTGGTGTAGAAGTTACTTTCCGCAGCTGGGCGCCAGCCGGTGTTCGAACACCTAACAACACTCGTCACGGGATTCATAATCTTGTACCATTTGCCTCCTCGAAAGAAGCGGAAAAGGTATGAAATCCTATGAAGAGGGTTAGCAGTCCAAAAATGCCGCATAGCACGTTGAGCGGATTCAAGAAATTGACCATCGTCCCGACGGGAAACAGGCAAGACTACAAGTTGCTCATTGACAGCATTAGTTGCTGCTCGCCCAAAATAGGCAGGGTCAATAGTAACCTGATTGAAAGCGTACTTTGCGGTGTCATGAGGCATCGGTCCAGGGTAAGAACACCGATTAGAATCTGAATCTTGCCTATAGGGATAACTGTATCCTTGCGCAATGGGCGCGAATCTCTTGCAAAGTTGTCGGAGATTCGTAATTTTCTCACCCATGGTTAATTCTTCAGCAGTGGTTGTTGACATGCTCGACTTGGGGAAGGCGAGTTGTGCATCAGATTCCGTTTGTTCATTGTGTTCAACAGCGGATTGTGTGAGATTGAAAACTTGAGCTTTAAATTTCAAGACTTCTTCCTCATCTTCATCCTCAAGCTGCTCAACTACAGTAGGATCAAGTACATAGTAATTCCCAAAGTCGGGAATAGCAAACGAAATATCATCTGCTCCCGAACACCACATGTTGAAGGGACAGTTATTGGAAACTGAATCTGACGCGCGACGTAACTCAGTAAGGACTTCGACGGTAAGAAACCCTGTACTGAAGTCTTCACGATTCCAGAATGAATTACTAAATGGGTTCACAAGTGTCTCTTTC